CACTTATTGGTAAATGGGAATATCCGCGCTTGCGTCCTCCCTCTAGGCATGATGCTATGGCAATAGCCAAAAACACCATGCTTTCGATAGGAAAGCATAAGGCGGAACCCATGGACGCGTACTTGGAAAGACGAATCGTCTTACCTTGTACGTCAGCTTTACGGGACCTTGTCGCGTCCAATGCGTCTAAGACGACTGGATAGCGATCAAACAAGGCCCTTACGAGCTGATTTGATAGTCGATCGCTCGCATCACTCAAATCGAGTGTTGCAAGACTCCCATCAAGGGAGCCCTTGTATGCGAGCAACCGGTTCTGATCTTGATACCTCAAATTGAGGAACTCAGTCACAGAACCGTACGACGTCCGAGTTTGAAAGGACTCGGTCAGTGCTTTCATGACGGCCTGTTGCATAAACATCAAAGATGTTGGCTCCATGGCTATCACACGGCACTTATCAATCGTCTTGGGAACGAAGGTTACCCTGACGGGGACTTCGTTCCCGGGGCTGAGCAGGTCCGGTTCATCACAATCAAGATCGTGATGAACGTTCACCCGTGTAAATTCCTGATAAGGGAACATACGGTTGAGCCGCTTAGTCCAGGCGAAATCGTACCACTTGGCATTGCCAATGGTACGGCTTTCGGTAAACCCTGGACCGTGGCGCGGAATGACGTTGCCAGAACTGAGTTTCTCAGTTAAGGCATTGAGCGCATCGTGGAAAAGGAAATCAAACACCCTTTTGAGGTTAATGAAATCCACCTCGTCCTCCGAAAAGGACGAGTCCCACTCGCGCAACTCCTGCTCCGTAGAGAGATACCTACTTGCACCAGCATCCACCATGGCTTGCGTCATGGGGAACTCGCATTTGCTCCACATCAGAGTAATCTGACGAACAGCATAAATTGAGAGCTGGCAGGCATCCTCTCGGACAGTCCCATCCTTCGTAAAGATTCGGGAAGTGAAACCCGACAGAAATGTCGGGAGACACTGGCCCTTCCTGGTATGAAAACCCAGGAAGAGCTTGTCCCGCTTCGGATTTCCGACAAGAACTTGTTCAAAGTCCTTGCCGAATTTCGCGAGCGTTACGCCTAGAAAAGCGTAACCTTCTTTACGAAATCGTGATATCATATAATCGATATCACGCTCTGCTGTCACTTTATAGGGTCGCTCCCGCACCCCACCTTTCTTCAAGGAGGGACTTACGGGCATCACTGTAGTGGAAGAGGAGTTCCCAAAAGGGACCCTCTTCTCTATTGTTGATGACGAGTTCAGCTCGTTTGTCGTAACACACAATCGTGTCACGAAACTGGGCATCACTCATAGCGACATGGTCACCGAGTTCAGTAACCATGCAGGAGATAAGCCTTTCGAGGCTTTTCATCGCTTCCAACTTTCTAGTTGGTAGGCGAGTCCCTGTCAAGTTATAGAACCCAGATTAGCATCCTTACGGATGCTATGGCACTCAGCTTTCCCCACCAATAACCTTGATGAGGTTTGCATCACTCGAAGCGGTCAAGTTGCCCAAAAGGCCCTTGGCCAACTCCTTGAGTTGAGTGGCTGTAAAAGCTCCCGAAGCGGGAGCAGACACAGTAAGCGTGGCGCGAGCCACAACTTGCTTATTCTGTGTCGAGAACAGGGGATCTGTTACGATCATAACCTGTTCCAGCCAAACAACATGGCGTTGGCGAGCAGAACTGTAGTCGTGGGTAATGACAAAGTCATACCCATCGGCCGAGTTCTTAAACTCTCCACTGTGAGTATCCATTCCCACGCGTGGGAGTGAATGTGCTGCGTCAGTCGTGACGCTCTGTGGTTCCGTCAACATGACGAACTCATTTCCTGTTGGCTGTAGCAAAG